GGGTCTATAAAACGTGTTGAAAATACAATTTACTTTTCAGACCGAATTACATATGAAACCGCAACGCAACTCAATATTCTTTTACATCAATGTGAATTAGATATTGTAGCGGATTTGAAAGATGCTGAAGAACATATGCGAAAAGGAAAACTCAAAAATGTACATACGAGTGTCGATCCAAAACCGATTATTCTTATGCTAACTACACTTGGTGGGCTAGTACATGCCGCATTTACTGTTGTAGATACGATTGTCGCGTTACGAGTACCGGTTCATACAGTTGTTTCGGGATATGTAGCGTCTGCGGGTACATTGATTTCTCTAGCGGGAAAACGGCGGTTCATAACTCCAAACAGTTATATGATGATTCATGAAATTCGTAGCGGATTTTGGGGTCGTTATTCCGATGCGCGTGTTGAATACGAAAATGTGACGAAACTTATGGAGCATGTAACGCAATATTATATGGATAATACTGCGTTGACGCGGGAAACACTTACTACATTACTACGTAGTGATAGTGATATGAATGCGAAGGAATCCTTGGCACTTGGTTTGGTTCATGCAATTCAATGACTGCGATTACTGCGATTACTGCGATTACTGCGATTACTGCGATTCGTACGCGTACTTTTACTTTTTCTACGCATTCCGCCTTTAGTTTTATTGTTATTGCGTGCTTTACCGCTACCTCCTGCGATTCCTGCGCCACCGCTTCGTTCACCAATCGTGGCTTTTTCTTCAAGAAGTTGTGCTAAATGTTCAAATTCACCTACTGAACTCACACCGATTTCTTCAAGACGGTGGACTAAATCAGCAATGGAATTTTGAGAGGACTCCATTCCCATATTTCCGTAATTGTTATTTTCTGCGACTGCGACTGCTATTTCAGGAACAGCAACTGCTATTTCAGGAATAGCAACTGCTGCTACTGCTGAACCACCGCCTGCCGCAGCGATAGGTACAGTTGCTGCCAATTCATCAAAAAAACCTAATGAGAAATATAAATATCTCGGTCTTTCTCGTAACGCATGCTTCTTACGGAGTTCTTTATATCCATGTAGTGTATAGTGCGTTCTTATTTGAGCGAGTTCCATTTCCGTTTCATCACCCCTGAGAGCATGTGTTTGTATTTTTATCTTCAAGCCTAACTCATTTCGTAATGTCCTATATTGTGCTGTTGATATAACAACGCGACCCACTCCTTCCGTAATCTGCTGAATACTAAAACCACGACCGTCAGCAATATCCGTACTATTTATCCACGCAGCATCTCTTTCTGCGTTTGCGTGTTGTCCAACAATTGGAATTTTGATGAAAATAACAGTCTGTTGTCCGTCGTCACTTTCATGTAGAAAATCTGGGTGCCAGTAAAATACGTTCCCATCGTAATCCTTACGTATTAATTTCTGTTGGCGATTTACAATTCTTTCCAAAGAATCTCCTTCCTTTAACCGAATACGCAATAATTGTACAGTCTCCATTATATTATGGGTATTGATATTGAAAGATTTGAATAATACTCAATTCTTTCAAAAATAGTTTGAATTACAGTATGGCGTGATATACTTACGCGATTTCCAACGGGCGGCGTGTTAGGTCCGGCGAATACGTGCTCTGCATCCACGGACTGACCGTAACCTGGGGATTCGGCGGCTCCGATCGCAAGTCCCACGACGCATTCTTAAGGCTCTGACCAACCGTATTGACACCGACTAACGAACCCGCATTCAGGAAGTTCTTACCCGCGATATCACCCGCTGCCATAGGATTGACTTGCGCCCACTTCGAGTTAGGGTCGTTCGGGAGGAGTTCCTGCGGCGCAAGTTGATTCTTAGGGTAGCAGTTCGCAGGCTTTTCCGCCGACGGGAAAGGCATATCCGCAGGCGCAAGGTCCGCAAAACCTTCCGAAACAGGACCGTTCGAGTTATTCGAGTTCGCACCCATAAGATTTGGCATATTCGACGACGCATCACCACCATTATTGTGCGCATTCGCATTCACATTCGCCGCATTCTCCTCGCCATTTTCCATATTTCCAGCGCTCTCACCCCACATAGAACCCGCTGGCGCATTGTTTTCAAAGCCCTCGTGTCTCTTCTTAAGAAGACCAAAGAGTGTAGGATCAACGATATATAAAACACCCGCAGCCGCAACTAAAACCATAACAATCATGCTCATGTTGCGAAGCACTGACATCTCTATCTATTTGCGAGTGTAGTATTTTTTTTTGGACAAAACATTAATTATCATCATCCGAAGAAACATCGGTGAACACCGATTCCGAATCGGACATATCATATTTCTCAAGGTACGCGTTCAAATGCGTTTGCGCCTCCTCGTGCACTCGTTGCGCTTCCCGTAATGCGGCTCTCACCGATTCCTTTGCGGCTCTCTTTTGACGTTCCGCCTCCCTCGGGTCCTTCAAATGTATCGGCGCACCCGGAGATATTTCCATATCTGCGATCTCGGTAACATCGTCTGTATCTGACACATGAGCTCCCCATTCAAAATCAATGATACTGCTCTCAGATATCTTTTCAACAAATTGAGTCTTGAATAGCGGACGAATGGTTGACCGGGTAATCAATAACCCTACAAAAACGAGGTCCGTAAAGCATGGCATCATTGATTCCGGAATCTCATTTTGAACGTTTGTGTAAGAACTCAAAGACTGTTTTCCATCAACGATAACAAATCCCCAATTCGGCGTAATACTCTGAAGCGCTTCTATTTTTGGTGGTATCTTGAACATATGCGTGTGTTTCGTTAATTCGGATAACATTTGATTTTGTAATTCCGTAAATCGAGGTTGTATGGAAAGGTCGGGAACAATTTTCCCATTACGAAATTCAAGTCGCGCATTGAACGACACCGGGCTAGTCACTGCTACGAAAAATCCATTTACACCTTCAATTATCTGAGGAACCGGGATTTCAAACATTCTTTTCTTGTACTGCGATGTAACTACGAAAAAAGTTCCGCAAGCATGAGGAAATGGATGCACCTGAACGAACTACGTCACACGAAACAGCACGTGACCGATATACAGAAGCCAACTACGACGTTGCTGCTCATATCGGTGACAAACTTATGAATCTTATGCGTACACCTGAAAATCAGGCACGCATACAATCTATTCTTGACCCTATTGTAAGTCATATTATCAATCGTATTTTCCCATATATTCTATTATCCGCCATACTATTTCTTATATTGTTTATCTTAACCATCGGTACATTTTTCATGGTTATGCGAACACCCACACTTCCTACATCATTTATCTCGTAATATATCCAAATCCACAGCAGCTAATGTTGAAAGATAGAGCCTATGAAACTCATCGAGTGTATCTTTTTCAATCGGAAGTATTCCTGACGACCAGCGTTCCCACTGTTTCTCTCCCATTAGTGATAACGGTGTTTCAAAGTCACCCTTCAGTATCGATACGGCTTTATAATACACTGTTTGATTTCGTATATTGAGTTTCTCAAGTGTATCGAGGAACGTCGGGCGGTATTTAATAGCCCAATATGCGGATTTGTATTTCAAACTCGTATATCCAATTGTATAATCGCAACCCATAAGCACACACATGTCCACAAATTGTTCGTATGTAAAATCTACAGCGCGTAATATTGCGGATAAACTATATTGTATCCATCCACTCAAGTCTCCCGGTAACGCATAACTTTCCGGTACAAGTAATGTTTCTACACCACGCGCCAATAGGTCTAAATCGTTGCTCACAATTGCGTCAACATCACCCCGTTTTGCAAAATACGCCAATACATTATCGGCTTCGCCCGAAGCATTCAGAAACGTAACACCGCACGCATAGAAGAATTGTTTTGTTAAATCGCGTTCCTCCGATGTTAAATAACTTGTATTGTTATTCAAAACTTTTAGTTCTACTTCCACAACCGACTTCTGAATCTCCGTCATCGGTACGGTATCCAAATCGTGCTCCAATATCTTCTTTTTATCATCCGAGGAGAGTCGTAACGCTGCACGCTGTTTCAACGCTTCGCGTTTCTCATCCGGTGGTCTGCCGTCATAAATCGGAATTGGAATCATACCGCAACGCTTATATGCGGCGACCATACGTGCTAAATACATAAATACCGATTGTTTTTGCGCTTTGGCTTTATAGAGAAACCCAAGAATATCAATACCGATCTTCTTGTCTTTCCATTGTTCCCAACACGGATGTCGTTGTATTGTATCGGGTGCTGCCCATTGAATCCACCCTGTTAATCCTCGAATACCCATTGTATTGTTTAGTTATGCTTTATGAATATATAGTTAGCGATGTTCATTTTTTTTATAGTAAATGTTGGATTTATTCGCGTACTGTCATACGAAGGCTCAAACGTTCGGGTTTTGTTTCCATTGCTTTATGACGCAGTTTCGCTAATTCCGTTTCGGATAATGTACAAAGAATGTAATTTCGTTCATCCTTCGTAGCACCGTTGCCGTGAACCCATACAAATTGAACGTGAGGAGCCAGGGCTGCCTTGAGTACATAATACGCAAAGACATTTGTATTCTCATCCCAATCCTTGTGCTTATTACGTGCCAGAATCTGTACCGCTTGATAATCTTGATACTTTCTTTGGGTTTCCCAGTCTATGTCATGCCATGCGCAATATAACCATTCCGCAAACAATTCGGTCCATGCTTCGAATAAATGAGGCATAACTTTCGCATTTTTTCCTAATTTCCAGCAAGACAACGGAGTTTGCGGCATTTCCCAATCCCAACCCATCGCGTGAATAGTTTCGTGAATAACTACACGGTCGTATTCTTCGGCTCTATATACAAAAACCTCCGATGAATTCGTAAATGCCCAACCACCATTGACATTTCGCCGATTTGGAAATTCCTTTACGTCTAACACTCTCGGATCATCTCTCCACCATAAATAGACCGTAAAACCGTCCGGAACTCCTAACCACTCCAGAATACCCGATATTGTCCGTGCGATTTCGGTGATTTTGTCTTGCTTGCACTCTGTATTCGCTAGAAGAAGTAACGTATTTTCATTCGCGAGTTGAATACGATATCCTTGCGTATCGGGTTTATCCATAAATATGTAAATCGCACCTTCGTCAAATCCATCCGGTTCAACCTTACTTCTTACGAGGCGCAGTTCGTCGCTTGACAACGGTTTTTGCGACAGCAGCAATGGCGCTTTCGATAGGTGCTGCTGCTGCTTCTGCTGCTTCTGCTGCTGCTGCCGCGCACTTTTGAACAGCAGACTCATCGGTGACGACATACTCATTCCTTACTGAATCCGTTTTTTTTGTATTTTGACGTATTGTTTCGTATAAGGAAAGAATACCATATTCTAAGGATAGCGGAGTACGATAGGAGGTATGTGGTTCTATCTTTGTTAATGCGGTCATACATTTCCAAAATACGTCGGGTGATAGTTCCTTATTTTTTCGTTCTAATGCGGCTGCAAAACTATCAATAATATCTTGTCCCGTTTGACATAGACTCAATGCTTGATATACACGCGCACGTACCCATGTAATAATATTTAGATTTGGAGCAGCACCGGTTTGTGCGTGTTGTAGAATCATACCCAACATCTCATCATAAAAGTCTTGAATACGACGAGGAAACGTCGTAATCCCACCATCGGGGAAAAACTTAAGAATACCCTGAATCCGTTCTGGTCGCCCTTCCAAATGGTCGTACGCATTTCGTGTTAGTAAATTCGCGGGAATATCCGGTTGAACTGCCCACGCCTCAAACGACATACGAGGAATTCGGTATTGTACAAATGCATCCTCAAGAAGTGCCAGCGGACCGGTCATTTCCCGCGCGGTTATCCAAAGCATCCCAGATGCCTCGGGAGGTAGAATAAATTGCTGTAAAATAGACCGAACACGTATCGCGGCGGCAAGCGATAGACTATGAGCGCGGCGTAGAATAACTAACTTACGCGTAGATGTACGTAAGCCACTCAAAACATCCCCTGACGAAAAAAACATTGTCAGCAGCTCGCCAATAATCTGTTTATCCTGCATCGATAAATTCGGAATATCAATTTCAAAATGATACGGACTCGTTAAAACCTTCGCCTCATATCCATCGCCGATCGTAAAATTCCGAACTTCCAACGGTAATTTTAGAACGTCATTGTGCGCTGCCTCAATCCATTTTCGCAATTGGCTGAGTTTACCCGATCCACAGGGTCCCAAGCATAACCAAGGAATATCCAAACGTTCCATCTTAACACTAAGATGGAATGTTTGAGTTTAGACCGCTATTATTGTCCAGCGGCTAACGTATCGCGTAAATTACTGACCGCAATCGTACTTATACTGACGGAAATGAGCGCAGCCGGAAGTATTACAAGCATCATAAGTCCAAGCATAAATTGAATTAAATACGTAGGATTCGTGGAAAAGTTATACAACGCTAAGGCGTACGCGACAATACTTACAGCAAAACTAAATACGCTGACGATTGTTAGAAGTTTCGTATTTTGGGAGGAATCCTTCGGTACTAATGTTGCGAACATAACAATATCCGCAATAAATAACACCGCGCATATAGCGATGCTGACGTAATACGGCCAGTTCATAGTCTACTTGAGGTTATCTTTATTTTTCATCGGCGGGGCTAGAACTTGACTCTTAATTTCCGTAACGCCCCGCCAATCATGGGTCCATTCGTCATATCGGTACCCGGAACATTTGACAGAATTACGACAATCCCACAGAGTACTAAAATTGTACAAACAACAGGAACTAAAAATCGCCAAAAATATACATCTTTTAATTCATGTTCCATTGGACTCTATAGAATCGTACGATTAATTTCTCCAGTATTAATAAGAATGGAAGACAATACATTCCAGTGTGCGCCCGCCTTAAAACGGCAACCGGGAGAAACCTGTCTGCCGCTTCCTGCCCTACAGCGCTTACAACGAGCCTGGAATAAGACGCATCCCAAACATAAAATTACCTCCGCAGGTACCCGTAAAAACGGGCAACCTGTGAAATCGTTATGGGAAAAGATACGTGAGTCTATGAAAAATCATTACAAATGTACAACGGAATTTTGCGCTGTAAAGAAGATGCCTGGATTGGATAGCAGTGAAAAAGCACCCCTTTTAACATTCTTTCGCCCAGAAAAACCTAAGATATGGGATAAAAAGCCAAGGGATTGGTTAGACAGTACGCATATTGAAGATGTTATATCGCAATATGAAACGGCGCATCGTGAATTCCAATTTATTGGTCCAGTACCCATTGATTTTGATGAAAAAGATAAATGGGGTGCGTGTATCGTAGATGAACTCTGTAGTTTAGATTTGAAAGAATCGTTACGAAAAGGTATAAAAAAGATTGGAATTGTATTTAATTTAGATAAACACGATGAACCTGGGTCGCATTGGGTCTGTGCTTTTATAGATGTAGTAGGGAAAGCCGCCTATTATTTTGATTCCTACGGTTATAAACCGGAACGTGAAATTGTACGACTCTTAAAACGCTGTAAAGAACAAGGATGCGATACAATTTACTATAACGATATTCGTCATCAACGTAAGGAATCCGAATGTGGCATGTATTGTTTAATCGTCATTATATGTTTGCTCAAAGGTAAGTCTTTTTCTGAAATTTGTAAAAATGTTGTGAGCGACGATATCGTCAATGCATTTCGGGATATTCTATACGCAGAAGAAAAGCCCCGGAAACTTGCCCTTGATAAATCACTGAGCACCTTTTGTATATAATGCGGTATAAAGAATCAATCTTCTTAACCCTTTAGAAGAATGAGTAGCAAACAGCCACCGGTTGCCTTTTTGAACGGGCAAAATTATCAGAATATTGTCGTTTTTTTACGACGACACTATTCCCAAAAACTCGGAACTCCCGCAATTTCCGAACGTATGGATACACGCTTACAAAAAACGGTTCAACATTACATGACCGAGGTATCGCGCTTACAGGGTAAGAAACCAATACAAGTTTTGAATCAGGAAGTTTTACGGGAAACAACAGCATCCATGGATACGTGGATTAAGAAAGCCGAATCAGCCGCAGCTCCCACGACGACAACCATTGGTGCTTTTTCACGCCCCGAAACCTTTAATGAACGTCTCTTTGAGGATACAAGTACCCGATACGAAAATGTTATTTCCGAGCGTATGGCACCTCCTACAGTTGCTCCTCCACTTCCCGACTTCCGTGTAGAAACTCTCGAATCGGATGAAGACCCGGTTCTGTTAATGCAACGCATGGCAAAAACACGTGAAGAGCAATCGCGCAAATTAGGGCTTGCTGGACCACCGCCCGTAGCAACGCCGCCTCGACTGGAAATTCGTGAAGAACCAACACCGTCTGCTGTGAATCCTGTTGCGCCGCAAGCCGAAGCACCGCCCGCTATTCTTGCTCCCCGCCCTCAAGATTACATTATTCCTCAAGAAGATATTGTGAAATATCGTGATACAGAACTCAATTTGTTTATTACGAGTGCAGACCGTGATTGGCAACGCAATACGAATGAAAATCGCTACAATTTTACCGTTAATTTCAATACGGGTTCGAAAAAAGTCGGCTACGGTTACAACGTAGCGATTCAAACACGTCTCCGCAATATTCAGCGTATTGAATTTGTCAAAGCCATTGTACCTATTGAATCGCTGACACAGGTTGTTCGTGTCGTGAACGCATCCGAATCGTCTTTTGACACTGGACGTGTCGTCAATGTCTTTTCCTTACCCTTTGTTGGTATTCGGATTGATGAACTTGAGCCTAATGGATATAGTACGAAACCCGAAGAAGATGCGACCTTTGCGATTGTTCAATACGATACAACGTGGTCATCCGACTTGTATGCGCCCGCGACGATAAATAATTCACACAATCATATAAATAACGTTGTGGCAAAATCCGGATATGCTGGACTTATTCCCAAATTCCTCAAAACACAACGTGTCTATACACCTACACCACTTGCGACATTACAAAAGCTTTCAATCAGTATGGAACGCCATACGGGTGCGGCGTTATCCAATGATTCCGATGTATGGAAGATTGATTATGTGTGTATGACAGATTTTACGGATTGTATCGGTCTAACAACGGGATGCCCTTCGACGACTTCGTATGGCAAAAATCTAACCGGTGCTTCCCAAAATTCCTACATTTTTGTAAAAACCAATAAATGGTTTCCGTATAGCGCTATTTCAGAAGGTGATAATATTCAATTTAAGGGCTTAGATCTAAGCGAACTACCCAATCAACAAGCCGCTCTAGACTTCACATCGTTTATCAATAGAGATGCTGGATTCTATGTAGTCGCAGTAGCCTATGTAGCACAGGACATAGAAATGGATATTATTACGGATGGACGCAATAACGCCGGTTTTTCCAATGTTCTTATTTTACGTAATCGTTTCGATGACCCTTCCGACGGTACGGTTGGGCGCGATTCGAGTTACTTTGGCAATACTCCTGAAGCTGAAACGGAGTTTGCGACTACCTTATGTGATACAAAACAATCGAATTGCGCTCTTATCAATTTGAGTCGGCAAACGCACATTGTTCTACGTGTAATTACACGCGATATGGATTCCGGTGCCAATATTCGTCCAGATAATGTATAATTCGCACAGTAGGTTGACGCTATCATCTCTTTTATACAAAAAGAAGAGATGATATAGAGGAATGAATATCCCAGCAGCCGTTTTAGGACTGGTAGTCGTCGTTGTTA